TAACAGGATTAGATTTTAGAACAACAGCAGAACAAATACAAAGATCATTTAGTGCTGGTATTGGTGCGGCAGATTTATTTAGAGAAAAAGGTGTTAGAAATATGCTTGGTTTTCAAGCTGGTGCAACAGTTTCAATACAATCAACAGTACAAGCATTTGAAGATGTTTTTGGTAGAAATGGTAGATTTGGAAAAGCAACAGATGATTTAGCAAGAACATTTGGTGGAACAATGTCAATGCTTGGAGATAAAGTCTTTGCATTTAAAAAAAATTTACTAGATGCTGGTTTCTTTACAGAGTTAAAAAATCAATTTGGAGATTTAGATAAATTTTTAGAAAAAAATGCAGATGAATTAGAAAGAATAGCAATTACTATTGGAACAAATTTAGCACAAGCAACAGTTACAGCCTCTAAAGGAATTAAATTATTAGCAGATAACTTTAGAGAATTGACAGATGTTTTAGGTTTATTATTAGTTGCGTTTGGTAGCGCTGTTAAAGTGCTTGTTGGAACAGGTGTAATTATAAACAATCTTGTCGAAAGAATTAAAAAATTCACAGGTGCAACAAAAGAAACAACAGAAGAAGTACAAAAATTATCAGACATACTAAAAGGTGCAGATGCTAATGAGGGTTTTGTAGAACCTTTAGAATCAGCTTTACAAATTATACACGATTTTGAACACGAATTATCTGTTGGTGTACCAAGTGCAACAGAAAAAGCTATAGCTAAATTTAGAGAATTAAATAGTGGTGCAATAACAAATTTAAAAGATAAATTTAAAGATATAAAAATGACTATTGCAGAGGGTATTAACAATGCAATTCCAAAAATGTCACAAGGATTAGCAAGAGCATTTGTATTTGGAGAAAAATTAAAAGATACATTTAAAAATATGGCAAGAACATTATTAGTAAATGTATTAAGTGCATTAATAGAAATTGTTGCTAGAAAAGGTGTAGAACTTGCTATTGAAAAATTAATTACAAAAGAAAAACAAAAACAAGCATCTTTAAGTGGTGCTAGTGCTGGTAGTTCTTTATTTAGTGTAGCAAAATCATTTTTAGGATTTGCAAAGGGTGGAGCAGTTTCAAAAGGTCAGCCTGTTGTAGTTGGAGAACAAGGAGCAGAGGTTTTTGTTCCAAACAGTACAGGACAAATAACACAATCAGCTAGAGGTACAGGTGGTGGACAAACAACAGTTAATTTTAATATTAATACTTTAGACGCAAGTGGTTTTGACGATCTATTGGTAAGAAACAGAGGAACTATAACACAAATAATTAATAACGCAGTTAATGAAAGAGGGAGTAAAAATCTAATCTAATGTCAGGTGCTTTTCCAATATCAACTGCTAAATTTCAATCTTTAGGAATAAAGTCAATTCAAAATACAATTATATCTAAATCTCAATCAGGTAAAAAACTTGTAAGACAAATTGACAATCAAAGGTTTGCATTTTCTGTTCGTGTTATTACAGCAAAAAGATCAGATGTTTATGGAGAACTTATGGCTTTTATTATGAAGCAAAGATCAAGCAAAGAAAATTTTACAATCATCCCACCTGAGATAGAAGATGCTAGAGGAACTGAGACAGGAACAGTATTAGTAAATGGTGTCCACGCAGTAGGAGACACAACGATTGCTATGGATGCTTTTGCTGGAGATGGTGCTGGAAGATTTAAAGCTGGAGATTTTCTAAAGTTTGCATCACATAATAAAGTTTATATGGTTGTTGCAGATGCTACTTCATCATCAAATGCTTCTACTGTTACAATAGAACCACCATTGATTACTGCTTTAGCAGATGATTCAGTAGTGACTTATGATAATGTTGCTTTTACAGTTCATCTAACAAATGACATACAAGAATTTGGAGTTGTTGGTGCAGATAAAGATGGTGCATTATTGTATCAATTTGAATTTGATGTCGAAGAAACTCTATAAAATTAAGTATTACATAAATGTTGATGTATTAGCAGAAGAAATAGTTAATACTGAAGATATAGATGTTAAAAATTTAAAATTGAATAATAACGAGTTTCCTAGTAAAAATGCAAAGTGGATTATTTATGATTCAATGAAAGTAACAAGAAAAACTATAGAAGATTATGACGAGATCACTAACGACAGCAGTAAAAAACGAACTAGCGACAAATGATATTAGACCTGTCCATCTTATTACCATTGGTTTTGGTACTCCTGTTAATATTACAGATTGTTCATTTCCTTTAACATCATCAGTATCAGGTTCGTCAGTTACATATAGTGCAAGTGATTTTATATTAGGTATTTCTAATCATACAGAAGAAACAGATATTACTAAATCAAGTGTAAGCATTAGTTTATCAGGTGCAGATCAAACATTTATATCTGTAGTTTTAAATGAAAATGTTATCAATGATAGTGTTGATATTTTTAGAGGTTTCTTAGATGACTCTAATGCACTTATATCTGACCCTTTTTTATTATACAGAGGTAAAATAGATAGCTTTGATATTTCAGAAACAGATAAAGAAAGTATTGTTGGACTTCAAATAGTTTCTAATTGGGCAGATTTTGCAAAAAAAAATGGTCGTAAAACAAACAACACATCTCAACAAAGATTTTTTAGTGGAGATGTAGGTATGGATTTTGCTTCACAAACTGTTCAAGATATTAAGTGGGGTAGAGCATAATGGGTCTAGGAAAATTTATCTCAAAATTTATACCGAGTCCAATAACAAAGATTTTTGCAAATCCTTTAGTTTCATTAGGTGTTTCATTATTTCTTGCATGGATATTAAGACCAAAAGTTCCTGAAATAGAAGATTTTGGCACAAATGAATTTGATGATTTTGAAAGAGGTATATTAGTAAATAAACAAAGTAATGATGCGAATATACCAATTATTTATGGAGAAAGACTTGTTGGTGGAACTAGAGTCTTTATGGAAACTTCAGGAACAGATAACACTTATCTATATATGGCAATAGTTATGTCAGAGGGAGAAATAAATTCAATAGAAGAAGTAAGAGTTGATGATAAAGCTGTTACATTTGCATCTTCATTATCAGATGGAACAGAAGTTGAAGTAGGAAGTGGAGATAGTAATTTTTATAAAAATAGTGAAAGTTTAATTAGAATAGAACCTCACTTTGGTACAGATAACCAAGCTACATCAGATTTACTTTCTACATTATCATCATGGGGAAGCAATCATAGATTAAGAGGAATATGTTATTTAGCTTTAAGGTTTAAATGGAATCAAGACGCATTTACAGGAATACCAAAAGTTCAAGCTAAAATAAAAGGTAAAAAAGTTGTAACATTAGCATCTAACTTATCAGAACAAACTGCATCGTTTTCTACAAATCCAGCTTTTTGTATTTTAGATTATTTGAGAAATGAAAGATATGGAAAAGGTATTGCAACTTCAGAAATAGATTTACAATCTTTCTATGATGCGTCACAAGTTTGTGTAACACAAGTAACACCATATTCAGGTGCAAGTGATATAAATATATTTGATACAAATACAGTTTTAGATACATCACAAAAAATTATAGATAATGTAAGAGAACTATTAAAAGGTTGCAGAGGCTATCTTCCATATACAGGTGGAAAATATAAATTAATTATTGAAACGACAGGAAGTGCATCAATAACACTTACAGAAGATGATATTATAGGTGGATATAATTTATCTATTCCACAAAAGAACGATAGATATAACAGAGTTATAGTTGGCTTTGTTAATCCTGATAGAAACTTTCAAGTAGATGAAGTTCAATTCCCACCAATAGATGATAGTGGTTTGTCAAGTGCAGATCAACACGCAACAATGAAAACTGCTGATGGTGGATTTTTACTTGAGGGTAGATTTTCTTTTAAAACATTAACTTCGCCATATCAAGCAGAGGAGATGGCAGAAGTAATTTTAAGAAGATCAAGAGAAGCGATGACACTTGGATTAAATGTAAGCTTTGATGCTTATGATTTAGCAATAGGAGATATAGTAAATATTACACATAGTTCATTAGGTTTTTCTGCAAAAGCATTTAGAGTTATGGGTCTTACATTTAACGAAGATTTTACAATAGGATTATCTCTTGTTGAATATCAAGCTAGTCATTATACATGGGCAAGTAAAGCACAAGTAAGTTCTACACCCTCAACAAATTTACCTAATCCATTTACTATCCAACCACCAGCTAGTGTAACTTTATCTGACCAACTTATAGAATATAACGATGGAACTGTAATTGTAGCTTTAGATGTTGCTATTGGTGCTTCTCCTGATTCTTTTATAGACTTTTATCAAGTAGAATATAAATTAAGTTCAGATTCTAATTTTATTATTTATGCACAAGGCTCAGGATTAAATCATAGAGTTTTAAATGTAATAGACCAAGAAACTTATGATGTAAGAGTAAAAGCAGTAAATACATTAGGAGTATCATCTACTTATGTATCGGCTCAAAGAAAAATAGTAGGTGCTATTGCACCACCATCAGATGTTCAAAACTTTACTTGTAATGTTTCAGGACAAGATGCACATTTGAGTTATGATGCTGTTCCTGATTTAGATTTGGCATTTTATCAAATTAGATTTTCTTCCAAAACTGATGGTACAGCCGAATGGCTTAACTCTGTAAATCTTGTAACAAAAGTATCAAGACCAGCAACATCTATTACTGTTCCAGCAAGGGTTGGAACTTATTTAATTAAAGCTGTAGATAAATTAGGTAACTTTAGTTCTAATGCTACATCAGTAATATCAAATGTTGTTGGTGTAGAAAATTTTAATGCTATAACAACAGTAAATGAACATCCTACATTTGCTGGTACAAAAAATAACGTATCGTTATCTGACGAGTCTATTATACTTAATTCAAGTGAATTATTTGATGGTGCTTCAGGATTATTTGATGCTAACACAACAAGATTTTTTGACTCTGGTGTAGCTAATGCAGACTTTTTAGCATCAGGAAATTATGAGTTTGAAAATGTAATAGATATAGGTGCAAAACATACTGCAAGAATTACAGCGTCTATTACACAATCTGCAAGAAATCCTGACGATTTATTTGATAATAGATCAGGGAATTTTGATAGTGGAAAATCAAATTTTGATGGAGATACACCAGCTAACTGTGATGCTCATTTAGAAATTGCAACTTCAGATGATAATTCAACATTTACATCTTTTCAAACATTTGTTATAGGAAATTACACAGCTAGATATTATAAATTTAGACTTGTATTAACATCAAGCGATTTAGCTTCAACTGCTGTTGTATCTGCTGTAACTGTAACTGTTGATATGCAAGATAGAATATTTAGTGGAAACGATATTGCTTCAGGCACATCTACTAAAACTGTAACATTTACAACACCATTTAAAACAACAGGATATGCTGTTGGTATAACAGGAGAGAACATGGCAACAGGAGATTTCTTTACAGTTTCTAACAAAACTGTTAATGGTTTTGATGTATTGTTTAAAAATTCAAGTGGAAGCAATATTTCAAGAACTTTTGATTTTATTGCAAAAGGTTTTTAAAAGGAGTATAAGAAATTATGGCACAACATGACATGAATATTGCTAATCAGAGTTTCCCTGATTTTAGAACAGATTTAAATAATGCTTTTTCAGCGTTAAACTCAATGCACTCAGGTACAAACAGACCTAGTGGTGCTGTTGCTGGAACTATGTGGCTTGATACTACTTCAGCTTCAAGCCCAACAATTAAATTTTTTGATGGAACAGACGATATAAGTTTTGCAACAGTAGATTATTCAGCCAACACAGTAAATTTTATAGATTCAACAATTTCACTTCCTACACCATTGTCAGTAGCTGGAAATTCAAGTGCTGGTGCAGAAATAAGATTACCTGAAGATACAGATAATGGCTCTCACTATGTAGCATTAAAATCTCCAGATAGTTTAGCAGATAATTTAACTTTAACATTGCCAACTGCTGATGGTAGTTCAGGGCAAGCATTAACAACAAATGGCTCTGGTAGTTTAAGTTTTAGTTCGGCTGGAGTATCAACAGGAAAAGCTATTGCTATGGCTTTAATTTTCGGATAAAAGGAGACAATTATGGCAAATCCAAATTTAGTAAATGTAGCAACAATTAAAGCTGGAAATCTAGGATTTAATTTATCAGCTACAGCAACAGCTACTTTAATAACAGTAGATGCAGAAAAAATTTTAAAAATAAATAGAATAACAGTTGCAAATGTTGATGGAACTAACTCAGCTACTTTTGATCTTTTCGTTGATGGTCTAACAACTGCTGGTGCAGATGGAATTACACCAACGGGTGCTGATGCAACAGTTTATTTAGCAAAAACAGTTGCAGTACCAGCTGACGCAACATTGGTATTAATTGATACACCTATATATCTTATGGAGGGAGATATACTTAAAGGTGGAGCAAGTGTAGCATCAGATTTAGATTTATTTATTTCATATGAAATATTAGATGACGCATAGGAGGTTAATTAATTATGGCAAATGGTGGAATCATTGGTACAATTAACGACCCAACCTTAGGCGATAAAATTACAACTTTTAACTCACCAGGAACTTTCACACCTACTTTATCATCTGGCAGAATTTTAGTAGTCGCTGGAGGAGGAGGTGGTGGAGGAGGAGGATCTGGAGGAGGAGCTGGAGGTTTTAGAGATATACCTGGACATCCTTTTCCTGGTTCACCTGTTCCAATAACAGTTGGTGG